ATATATCTTTGTCCCAATTTGCTGGGTCTTGGCATGGGTAACGAAACTTATCGCCACTAAAATATGCCAATGTCAATGGAAGCAATAATAAAATAATTAGGCCTTTGGCTAATCTTTTATCATTCATTAGTGAACTCCTAATACATGAAGTGCGTGTTCATAATGTTTAATTCTATCTTCAAGACCAATGGTACCACCATTGATACGCTTTGTTAATGTTAGTATGTCGCCTTTGTCTGCCCATTGGTTGAGATTATTTGTTTCCCAAAACCAGCAAGCAGATTGAGCAGCACCTTCAAATGTTTGTAGATATTCAGATGCTTGTTCAACAGGTACTTCAATTGAAGCAGCAAACCAAGAATAGTTTTCTTTACCTGTTAATTGAATTAAACCACGACCACAGTAACGAAAACCATCACCAGAGGCCTCATCGCCATTACCCATACGATTAGCATAGATACGATTTGCAATTGCTTCTTGTTTGTTTGGTTTGTTTGCATACTCATTGGCCAACTCATCTGTTGGAAAATACTTTGCAAACAGTTTGCGTAATGTGGCTGCTTTGTAATTTAGATTTTCTTTGAGAAATACAAAATTACCAGATTCGTGAGCGCATTGTGCTATGAAGGCTGCAATACGTTGTGGTGTATTGATACCATAGTCAGGTAACAATTGTGACAAGGCATTGTGCCATTGGTCGATGTAGGGGTTCTTTGGAAGCAATTGCTTCAGTTGTTCTTTTGTAAGTTCCATTTTAAGCCGCCAGAGAAGCAACAGTAATTGCTGCGTTGATAATTAAATTTAATTGTTCTTTTAGTGCCAATCCTTCAGCATCATCATTGATGCCTTCCATGATATTGATGCCACTTAATAATTGCATATGTTCTTCTTTTGATATTTGACCAGAATCAGCCATGGCTTTATACTGGTCAACTAATGTTTGTAGTTCTTGTGGGTTCATCTTGGTTTGCTCCCTAATACGTGCTGAATGGTGTCAGCAGATTTAACAACTTGTTGTAATTTTGCTTTACAGAATATAGGTGAAATCTTTTCTGCTTTATTAAAATAATCTCTTGTATCTTTTGTCAATGTCAATAACTTGGTTGACATATTATCAGCATCTTTGTTTCGTGGTATATGAGTTGTAAAATTCTTAAATTCTAATGCTTTGATATACAATTCATTTACCTGTGTAACAACTAGTATATGGTTACCACAATTTTCTTCAGCAACTTGTGCCTTTGTTTTAATATCATTAACAATAAAGTATTCGTTAGTGTCATACTTGGCCATAAAGTAGGCATCAAATACTGTACAGCCACTCAGTAATACAACAAAGGTTAAAGGAATTAATTTTTTCATTTTACATTATCAAATATTTGTTTCTGTTGTTTATACCATAACTGCCATGCATTGTATCTATCTTGTAACTCATAATACAGTCCATAATTCTCATTAGCATTTTGTAACAGGTCTGTTAATGTCTTTTTATTCTCACTTAGAGGCTTTAGAACCGGAGCGGGCTCCATTAGCACTTGAGGAGCCTCTGGAAATTTTTGGCTCAATGGCACGGTTGTAGAGCACCCAAGCATCATCAGACAACTTGCACTCAGCATTAATAGCTTGCCTCTTTGCCTCAATGTCTTTATCATTTCTATTCACCTTCTCTTTAATCAACTCTTTATTTTTACTAACTTCACTTGCCAATTTTTCATTGACCTTTGCAGATTTAACTTCTGCTTCTTTTATCTTTGCTTGCATTTCGGCTATTCTAGCACGATATGACATTTCTGTGGCATATCCTCCTTCAAAGAATACGCCTACAACTAATAACACTATACCCAATTGTCTGCCAACCAAAGCGTATGGTTGAATTACAGGTATAAATTTAACCAATGAACCTATAAATGTTAAAACGAGTCCGAGAATAACTAGACCGTGTATTGCCCATTGTAAAATCCAATCAGGTATGAATGACAAGAACCACATTGTTTATGCCTTTATTGTTTTTCTCCGAAATGACATGAGTACTGGAGTTTTTTTCTTTTTTAAATTGACACCAGGTTCGCCACCTTTACCACCAGTACCGGCAATAGCACCAGAGCTAACTACATTTGTGGGACCAGCTGACATAGCACCGCCACCCATTCCATCTTCAGCCACCGTTTCTTCTGGTACACAATTGGGCACCATACGATTACCTTTTTTCTTCATACCCTTAGCTGTATAACCTGTCCAACAAGCTTCTGTGCGAACATTAATTGGTGCACCACGGCGTTCTGGATTTGGATCTTCTCTACGCTTTCTTTGAGCAGCAGAAGCACGAGCTTCTTTACCAATTGCATGAGCTTTGGCCTGAGGTAGACATTTTGGTTTACCTTCGCCTGGTTCTCTTGCACAGTCACCTTTGATGTTGCCTTTGGTGTCCATACGAACCCACTTCTGTTTAAACCATTTGCGTAAATCTTCACCGAGATGTTGTTTAAAAGTTTTCATTTTTCACCTAACATGCCTTGATGTAATTTATTTAGATGGTGTTTTACTATTTTTGTTTGGGCTTCTATTTCACCATCTAAAGCATTTCTTTCGTCAGTAGTTAATGGACTTTTTAATTTGTGCTTAAGGTGATTCAGTTCATCTTGTTGTTTCATAAACTGGCTAAATGTTAGTATATTGTATGTCATATTTTTAGTAGTATCTCTGCGATATTAATTTCGACTGGTATTTCAGCTGAATAAATGTTTTTTCCTTTAATACCTCTTACAACTTCAGGCATTATATTTAAATAACATAAAAATGTTTTCAATATATCATAATCTCTTTCATCTATTCTATAAAATAATATTCTTGCTGTAGGCTCTAGGCCAAAAACATTATTCAATAGAATGATGTGATTTAAAATCAATCGTTCCTTTAAAGACTTTGAAACTTTATATCTACGAAACAATCGTTTTAAATATTTTGTTCGTTTGATATCTCCTTCAAATTCTGACATTAAACAATTAGGTGTCGTATAACACTTCATCGCATACATCATAAAGTTGTCATCATTTAAATCATCAAACATTATTATCTTTCAGATGAAAATGGGAGCCGTAGCTCCCATCTTTAATAAAATCAAAAAACTTTAATTACAGACCACCGTAAATAGCGTTGGCGCTAGTATTGGCAGAACTTGTATTGGAAGCAGTTGGATTTGCCAAGGCAACCAAAGTTTCTTTTAAGAAACGAATTGTGCCGTCATTATTAATCTTACGAGTGATACGGTTCCAACCAGCATTTACAGAACCAAGTTTTGTATTGGCTACGTTTGAGCCACCAGCATTCGTTGTACCTTGTGTATTGGCCATACGACTTGATGTGACCAAAATTGTATCGTTGGCCGCATTAATGTCTGGATTATTTGTTTTATCCAATCCTGTTGCAAAATAAACTCGTTTGCTTGGTCCATATACACCAGACACATTATTTGTTAGTGTGACGGTGTTGCCAGAAACAGCAGCAACAGAGTTATTTGAACGCCAGTAACCAATATCATTCTGATCAAAGAATGACAAGTCTTTGGCTACCCTAGAGATTGCATTGTTTGCATCTTCTCCGCCATAAACATACAAACCAGCAGTAATGGTGGCAGGTACACTTTCTGTGAACCAAACTTTATTTCCTGATAGAACTGCATTTGTAGTAACTAAACTTCCGACAACCACGGTTTCACGTAGTGTTGGAAAGTGCGGCTCGTTATTGGCCGAATCTGTATTTCCCCATAATGGCATTTTTTTCTCCTTTTAACCTCGGGTTATGGTGTATTTATCTTTATTTAAGCTGGTGATTTCTTTGGATTACCTTTATCAAAGGTATCTGGACGATCCGGACGATTCTTCATGGCCGGATCAATTTCTACCATATCTCTTTTTTGGCCTGTTAGAGTTTTACCTCCAGCCATCACAGCACGAGCTTCTGGTTTGTTTTCACCAACGTTATCTTTCTTATCTGTCATATCTAACTTTGGTTTTTTTCCATACGGCTGTACTGATTTATCATCTTTTTCAAAATCGTACATATCTTCTTTTATACTTTTGCGCTTATATATGGACTTAATAATTCTTGCGGATTTGGTCATTTCACGCTTTTTCATATCCGTGTCATTTGTGGTATTGGCACCATCAAAAGGCATTTGTGTAGCGGCCTGTGAGTCCTGAAAAGCATCTTCTTTCATCTTCAATTCATCTTTTCTTTTACCAAAGGTGTTATGAACTAAAGTATCTAACTTCTTATGAAATTGGGTTTCTTTTGTTTTACTTACACCAACAGCCTCAGATGTTGGTTTATAACCAGATAAACGGTCTAAGGCCCTATTCCAACTTTTGCTACTAGTTTTAATTTTTTTATTGTGGTCTTTTCTACTCATACCTGGTTTTTTCTCAGGCACAACTGGTTGTTGTTTTAACCAAGAGAATACTGTGGACTTTTTGAGTTCATCAATCTGTTCAACTTCTTCATCAATACCACTTCCATGAAATTTATGAGCAATGTGCATGGCCAATTTTTCATGTTTTTCTTTTGGTACATTGGTACTGCTTAAATAACTTAAAGCTGACTGGTGAACTTTATTATCATCACCAGCATCACTATTATAAGGAGCATGCTCTGAGTTTGTCCATTGATCAAAATGATGGTCGACTTCTGACTTTGAAACTTCATTAATAGTTTCTTCTTTGTTTAGTTGTTTTTCTAAACGGTCAATAGAAGCAGTCATGCCAGAACCATCTTTGGATTGTTTCTTTTCAAACTCATTATGTTTCTTTTCCCGCTCATCTGCGGCTTTACGCCATTTATCTAAAGCTGTTAGTTTTGGTTTTTTGGCTTCGTTTACTTTTTCATTATTGCTTGTCATATAGTTTGCAACAGTATCAATATAATCGGTTGCAAGAGTTACTTTTGATTGAACCCAAGCAGGTACTTGCATATCTGGTTTTTTAATTACTGGTTTTAACATTTCAACAGAACGAGCAATTTGGTCCAACTGATTGAGTATCATACTTCCTTCATCATCTAATTGTTTACCCATTGCAATAGCAACATGGTCCTCTTTGACTTCAACTTCTTCTCTTGCAAATCGCTCAATGTGGTCAGATTTCCATTTTGCATATTCTGATGATTTGGCATGAGCAATCTTGGTATCTCTTGTGACGAATTTAGGATTGACACCTCTTGAATTAAGATATCGTGCCAGTAACTCAGTTTCAGTTGCTTCAGTTACATTGTATTTGGCTGCCCATGGATTAGATGGATCTGTGCCAAATGTGGGATTAGACACGGGATTTTTCTTAATGATATCTTTAATTTTTTTTACTTGCATTTTTTACTCTCGGAAGTTCCGCCAGCTTTACCTAACATCATTTCTGATTTAATTTTAGTTTTGTCTTGTACTTTTTTAAAAGCTTGTTGAGCTAAATTTCTAGCACGGCTCATTGGAGAATGAACTGCACCAGATTTATCGGTTACTGTTGCCGGCATTTTTTTCCATCCAGAAGTACCAGCAATAGTTGCTTCTTTAAATGTGTTTGGCTTGCCATATTTTGGATCCAAATTATCAGTTTTTTCAACTTCACCAACAGGTTTTGCTTTGATAGAAGATGATGACGGTGTTTCATCTGGTTCTTGTAAAGGAACTTTTTGTGGATTTCCGTTTCCTTCTTTATCTATAGGATTAACTCTTGTTTTAAAAGATTTAAAGCTATTTGATCTGCCACCAGGCATACGACCAGCCAATGTATCTGTTGTTATGGCATCATCAGAACCTTCATAGGCTTCTTTTTGTGCGCCATAATAAGCACCAAGAGCCATCTTCTTACGTTCTGCTTTAGATTTACCATCAAATTTAGGATTATTTGAGTGAACAAAATCGTGAATCCAATCACCAGCAGAAGCATCTTTACCTAGAACTTCATTAATCATTTCATCAAGTTGTTCTTCGGTCAATTCAACTTCTTCATTTGCTGTCTTCCAACCACCACCCATTGCTTTGTATTTCTTTGAAGCCCAACCATTAGCATACGCAGAAGGGTATACAGCAAATTTAGACTTGGCAGCTGCTTTAGCCCGAGCCCATTTTTCTGGACTTGTTGGCACATTTTTTTCATCAATCTGCTCAAATTCTTCTTTTGTTAAACGATTAACTGCTTTAGCAATATTATCTTGGCGTTTATCTGCCTTTTGTGTTGATTTGACCGATGCCATTGCATTATCAACAAAATCAGAATGCTTTTTGGATTTTCCAGCTTTGTCACCATAATCTCGGGTAGCTATAGTATGTTTTGCAATATCTTTTGATGCTTTTTTGATGTAAGACCCAAGAGTTGATTTATCTAATTCATCTATTTCTTCTACTTCTTCGTTACGAGCTTTAGCAAGGTTCTTAGGATCAGAGATAGTATCTTTCTTAGGACCTTTAACATCAGCCATAGTCAATGGTGTGTCACCTTTGGCTTTACGGAGATAAGCAGGTACATCAGACTTACGGACTGTTTCTAAAAGTTTTTCGGTAAATTCACGACCTTCTTTGACTTTCTTTTTGCCACGGAGAATAGCAAAATCATGTGCGTCAATTTTATTGTTTTTATTTGCATCAATCTTATGTTGATTACCTTTTAATTCTTCTGCAACTTTCTTTTTGGCAGCTAATGCGGATTTCATGGGCTCTTTTTTATCGCCATCTTTATCGAAATCTAAAAAGTCTGGCTTGGCGGCTTCATCGTACTTGCCTTTTGTTTTCATGTAATCTTCTTTGTCCTTCTGCATCAATTCTTTTGTTTTAGGACCTTTAAGATCATCAACTGAAGATTTAGTTTGATCTCGTTTAGCCTTTGCAGAATTGCCATAACTACGGCCATAAACTCTCATGCCTGTAGAAGTAGGTTCTTTAATTGGGGCACCAGCCTCGTTCAGTAACACATCTTCTTGTACTGTAGGTTCTTCACCTAGAACTTTATTTACTGCATCGATCATTGACTGGCTTACTTTATTTTTTGTGAACATTTTTTTCTCCGTTATTAGCAGTTCCACTTGCGTAATGCTTTGTTAATTCTTGAATCTGGATCATTGGCTGTTTTAGCTGATGTTAATCGTTTCTTCATTCCACCCATACGAGCACAGAATGATTTACGGCGATTTGCTGCCTTTGAACCTGGTTTTAATTTTGATGGCTTTGTAGTAACTGCCATACTTAGTTTTGAACCTGGATTTTCTCTACGATAAGAGGCAATACCTTTACGATTCAAACCACCTTCTGGATCTTTACCTGCGGCACGTTGCCATGCAGGAGATTTTTCATCCAAAGAATCAATTTCTTCTAAAAATTGTTTAAATGTTTTCATTTTTTATGATCTTTAATCCAATTATCTGGAATTTTATTATGCTTTTTCTTAAAATCATTATGTAAATCTTTACCCGTAATTTTATATTTTTTAGCTATATTCTGCATTAAATTGTCAATTGAATCATAGTCAGTATTTTTTAATTTTACTAAACCATTTTCTAATTCTTCTACATGATCCTCTTTTATTCTTTTTCTTTTTAGAATGTCGTTGGCACGAACTTTGTTATCATTTGGTACAACTAAAGGTTCTTTATTTGTAGCACCGCTAAGAGTTCCACTAACACCCATATCAAAGGCACCTGGATCGTCAATTGCTTCTTTCTTAACTAACTTTCTAAACTTTTTAAAATCTTTATTATCATATTCATTACTTAGGGGGTTTACTGACCCACCAGACGGCATTGCGGTAGTAGCAGGATTGGCATTACTGTATTCTTGGCTCTCACTATATGTTTGATTACCAAGCCCAGCACCACCAGTTAATCCTGAACCATTTGTGCGTGTGTTCCACTCGGAACCAAGGCCACTAGGATTACCAATTCTACCTGCACTTAAAGATTTATCTCCAAACTTTAATCTTTTTACTTTTTCTTTGTCTTTTTGGAAGTTTGGCTCTTTGGCCGTTGGGGAGACCGTGACTGTGGGGCCGCCTTGTTCGGAGTAGGTTTTGAAGATGTAGTCGGAGTTGTACTTAACGTCTCCGTCACGGACGTCATCTGGTCTGTTGAGCTTTCTTTGGAGCTGCTGTCCTGGGGCGTTGTTGTCGAGCAAGGGTTTACGGTTGGTTTGACCTTTAACCAGTTTATTAGTGCTTTTAACATTTTTATTTTCCTTAAATAATAAATTAATATTTAACTTACTTCTTCGATTCAACCAATCTTCGGCTGTATCCCCTACATCAGAATCCAAAAATTTATTAGTGGATTCATATACTTCGTATATATCTTCTTCTTTAGTTTCTAAGTTTCCTGTATTATCGAAAGGAACAAAATTACTAAAGGCTTCCATGAAATATTTAGTATTTTCTTGCGATTTGGTCCACTTGTCCTGTCGTACTGATTCGACCATCATTCTGGACAATAGTGAGTTTCTTTCTTTACTTGTTTCATTTGTCGTATTGACAAATATCATCATTGTATCGTAACCAATGTCCTCAAGTTCTTCTTTGATATAGGCAATTCTATCTCTATCATCTGCTGGGCCATTGATAATCAAAGGACCACGATTGCGAATTGATTCTCTACGAGGATCGCTGGTCTTTTCTGATAGTTTTTGTTTATCAGCCAAATAATCTTGTGCTTGAACTAAATTCAATTCAACAGACCTTTGTTCAGCAATGGCTTCACGAATAATGATATCTTTACCAGAACCTGGCCCGCCAGCCACAAAAATGGCTTTAAACAGGCCACGAGTATATGATTCATGTAATCCTAGGCCCTTACGAGTATCGTTCATCAACTCTTTTGCATGAGTATCTGAAACATGAGAAGGAACACCCTTTCTAAACTCACCAAAGTTTTTAGATTTTGCGTGTTCTCTCATTTTACTGGCAGACATACCTTCGGTACCCTCAGCATCTGGATCTCGGTGACCGGCAGAATGAACAGTAATCTTTTTAAAATTATATTTTCCATGGCCTGCTTCTACACCATTATATTTGTGTAGTAGGTGATGCATTTCTTTTACACGGTCGGAACCCACAACAACATGAAGGTGTGTTACACCATTATTATGAACATCAACTGCATGATGTAATATTGTTGGTTTTTCTTTTGATGCAGCCACAAAGTTTGTACCACCAGATTTTGTTGCCTCTGATATTGGACCTGCAACATAACGCTTTAAGTGTTTGATTTTTTGGTCAGCACTTAATGGGTTCTTTTTACTATCTTGTGTATGAGAAACAACGATAGAATGAGTTGCATTGTTTTTCTGTGCAATCTCTTTGACCTTACTAATCAATTTTAGATGACCTGTAGTAGGAGGACTCATTCTACCAAAGGTAATAACATGGTGTTTTTCACCTTGTTGTTCTTCTTTGATTGTATCTAAAAATGATTTCATTGTGGTTTCTTAATTTTTTTAGGTTTTAAAGTACCTTCGGTGCCAACGAAATTGATGGAACTGGCCATTGGTTGTGAATTAAATTTTGATGCAATTGTAATTAGATGGTTTCCTGTTACGTCATTTTCATCTTTGTGTGCATAAACTCTAATACCATTTTCACCACTTTTTTCAAGTGTAAAATGGTGTGCTCGGCTTAATGCATCCACATGAGCAGAAGAATCTGTTTCCATTCCATGTGCGTGAGCACCGTATTCTCCTTTTTTTGTTCCATAACCTGAAGCAACTATATATGGCGTTCTTTCATTAGTTTTATCTTCTTCTTTACTTTCATTTGTCCTAAAATGATTAGAAGCTAAATGGTTTTTAATTTCTTCTGTAGATAATTTATTTAATCTATTAAAATAAGATTCTCTTACACTATTTAATATTTTATTACCTTCTTCTTTAGCATGATCCAAATGTTGTTCATTACCAGGTTTACGAAGCCATTGTTTTCTGCCTTCTGTGTTTTCTTTTTTACTACTCAGAGGTAAGTGTGATATGCCTTTTTTTTCAGCAAAATCATCTAGTTTAGGATATTCATTTTCGTGCCATTTTTCACCAAGAGATTTAGCTATGGGTGTTAATCCTGGATTTGAAATTCTCTCTGCACCTTTACCTTCAGTATTTTCCATATTGGATTTTGCGGAGATACCAGGGTATATTGTTCCATGTGTTTTGTGTGGAACTTTAAGCATAACATCTGAAGTGTTATCTTTACTTTCAACGTTGAGGCCTGTTATCCTTTTTATTGCACCTTTACCAGCACTTAAATGAACACTTTTTGCTTTGGTTAAATCAATACCTCTTTTTTTGTATTCCAATATAGAGGCTTGAGCCATTTGTTTAGCTCTTTGGCTTTGGTGTTCATATTCTTCAGGACTTATCTTTTCTTTTGATACATCATGTCTGTCTTGTGCAGCTGCTTTTTCTTCTTCAGTTTCACCTGGTCTGGTGTCTTTTAATCCTGCAGCTTTGGCTAAATGATGAGCCAGTAAAAATTCATTCACATTTGAACGATGTGTTGATTCTTTGTTGGCATCAGCTTGATTACGAGCTTGCTTAATCACCTTTGCAACAGATTTTTTATTTTTTGAAGATATTTTTTCAAAAATAAACGAAAGTCCGATCATTTTATATCATATCCTTTTTTTCTCAAAATTCTTATGGCAGCTGATTCACTATCCGCAAAAATTGTTGCAACTGATTTTCCTCCAGAATAAAGACCATAATGTCCGGTACCTTCTTTACGAACATGTAACGTATGACCAGTTAATTGGTGTGAAGCAATGGCACCGTGTAATGATTTAGAATATTCTTTAAATGACTTCATTGTGGATCGTTTTCGTAATCTACTTTAATTGTTTTTTTCTTTGTTTTTTTAGGTTTATCTTCTACTGAAGGTTTTCTAACTTTTAATAAATTAGCTTTTGCAAATTCTGATCGGTTAACTAGTTTTGTTGGTTCACCACTATAGTTGACCACAAAACCTTCTGGTCCTGTTGGTTTGCCATCAATGTGGTGTTCTAAACCACCAGTATTCTTTTCCAAATTTTTCACCAATACATTTTTTGCTTGTTGTAGATGGTGGTGCATATTTAGAAGGTTATCATAATGCTCAGTATTACCTTCAATGTGTTGCACATGAGATTTGGCTTCTGTTTCTTTTCTTGCTTGTGCAGCTGGTGTTTTTAATTTAGATGCAGCCTTAACAAATTTATCTTTTATATGTTTCTGTAGGCCTTTAGATGTGGGTTTTTCACCCGTTCTAACAGTCTGATTAATATAGGTTTCTAAAGAACCACCTTCACCACGGTGTGGTTCGGTAACACTATACATTTCTTTGCCAGAACCGGTGTTTATTTTTTCAGCAGCTGCAATGTGTTTTCTAAATTGTTCTTGGTCTTTTTCTGAATAGTTTATTTTGGATGCATCGTGTTCAGCCGATTTGTGCCAAACATCTTCATGTTGTTTAAAATTGTGCACATCAGGACTAGCATCTGCTTTCATTGAAGCAATATCGTTACCATGGTATTGTTGATGAACCACTACACCAAATTTGGCTTTACGAATCTTGTCACCTTCTGAACCTTTGGCAGAATATGTGATTGTATTTGGCGTAAATGATACTCCGTGTTTGGTTTCTTTTTTATCTTCACCACTAAACATCACATCACCTTGATATACACCTTTTTTTGGTGCCACCTTAGGTAAATGTTCCAATGCGTGTTTTAATTTCTCAACTAGGCCTGGTGCATGGCCATGGTTATTTTCAATATCTTCATCGGTGTAGTTTATTTTTGGATTTTTATTAAAGGCAGATTTTGATGCTACAAAGAATTTACCATTTTCTGGATGGTGACCAAAAACAATAGATGGAGAACCATCATACTTCATAGTCAAAGCGGTACTGTGGCCGCCAGATTTAATATGTTCATGGGCCTGCTGTAATGCGCCAACAGCATGTTTGAATCCTTCGGATCCATTTTGTAATGGTCTATCCTCAGCATGAGTTATATGCTTGAGTTTACCACCCTCATCTTCCTCTTTGAGAAACGTTGAAAACGAATACATTAATTTCCTTACAGATTTGCAACACACTTTGGTTGCCAGTTGCTTATTTATACAACATTTGGAGTTTTAGAACCAAACCTTAGAAAGATTGGGTTCGATACATAGTCATCAAATTGTTGGTTTTAAATCAGCAAATCCAACGTTTGGAATAGGTCATATTTTGGTGTATAACCCATTTCTTTGATTTTTGAGATATCCAAAACCATGTTTTTTGTTTGAACTGTTTTGTGAAATTGAGGAATGTCCATAGTACCAAATTGTGATGTAGAATTGACCTTACTTTTCACATAGTCTAAGGCTTGTTTAATGAATACCGTTTCACCGTTACCTATGTTATAGATTTCATTTACATTTCCCTTTTCTATAACAAGATTAATGGCTTGTACCACATCATCAACATGAATGTAATCACGGTAAAAAATACCGCCCTCATATAAAGCTATGTTTTCATTATTCACCACTTGATTAATCATGTATTGTAAAGCGTTCTTCTTCTTAGATACCTTACCGTCACTTTTACCCAAGACATTGGCCAATCTAAGAATTCGGTATTTTATACCAAAAGTTTCGCAATATGAGATGAGTAGTTGTTCAGCGGTACGTTTGGTGATTGAATAGAAACCTCTAGGGTTACAGTAAGAATCTTCTTTGGCTGGTAACTTTACATCTCCATAAACGAACCAGGAACTAATAAAAT